GATACCCATGCACTCGGATTATTTTGTGACGCGGGGTGCTACGGCGCTGGTTCTTAGTCATCACATGGCTTGGAATTTGGCGGAGCATGACGGCGCGGACGAGTTTATGGTGTTCGAGGATGATGTGGTTTTGCCTGAAGGTTTCTTGCAGAAGTGGGCCGCTATCCGCGCCAAGGTGGATGATGATGTGGATGGTGTCTATTTGCAGAGTTGTTGCGTTGACGATCAAAAGTGGAAGCGCAAGCACAAAGACGAACTCTATGACGTAAGATATCCCCTTTGCACGGCGGCTATTTGGTGGCGCCAGCGGGCGATTCCGACGTTGATTGAGCATACCAAGCCAGCGAATACGCCGGTTGATATTCTGCTGGAGCAGAAGGTGTTGCCCAAGTTGAAGGTGCTGACGGTGTTGCCCGAACTGGTCAGCCAGTTGACGTTGCAGGGTAAAATGTCGAGCGAGGTTCACGCATGAACGAGATGGCGCATTTGGGTGGCTATTATGAGGAAGGCGACGGGCACACGTTCACGCCGGATATTTGGGGCTGGCTGCTCTTGGAGTATGGCGTTGAATCGGTGATTGATGTCGGGTGTGGCACGGCGGTCAATTTGAAGTGGTTTCAGGACATGGGGTGCCGTGTGCTTGGGGTAGAGGGGCACCCAGACGCCATTCTGAAGGCGAAGTGTGGGCCGATTATCTTGCATGACTATACCAAGGGACCGCTGGACATTGGGCAGCGGTTTGACTTGTGTATATCGACGGAGTTCGTGGAACACGTTGACGCGAAGTATGAGGATAACTGGTTTGCCACCATGCGGTGTGCGGATCGGGTGTTGATGTGTCATGCGGTGCCGGGCCAGGGCGGGCACCATCATGTGAATGAGCAGACGGCGGAATACTGGGTGGAGAAGTTTGGTCAGCACGGTTTCCGTAATCTGGTGGTGGAAACGGCGATGTTTCAGGAGACAACGCGGCGCAAGCCAGCCCCTTGGGGGCGGAATACGCTAATGTTGTTCGAGAAGGTGGCATGATTTTAAGCCAGTTTCCTGGCGCGGAGCGCGTGGAGATCAAGCTGCCAAGTGAAATGGCGGCTTGTAATCCATCGATTGCGTGGGATGGGGACAAGATCAGGGCGGTGGTTCGCACGTTGAACTATCGTCTGTTGCCCAGTGGCTCCATTTGGATCAAGGGTAGTGCGCCGGATACGGTAAATTGGCTGGTGGAGATGGATACCGCCAACTTGGCGCAGTTATCAGCGGTCCAGATCGACGATACGGAGATCAGGCAGTCCCTGGTCTGCAAAGACGGCTTGGAGGATATGCGGCTGTTTGCCTGGAAGGGGGCCTGGTGGGGTTTGGCCAGCGGGCATTCCAGCCGAAATGATGCAAACACGATGGTTTTGGCGCCAGTTTCCCCGGTTATGACGGAGAAACAGGTGCTTTTGTCGCCAAATGGCGAGAAAAAGGAAAAAAACTGGGGCATTTATGTAGATGGGCAAGATTTGAAGCTAGTGCATTGGTTTTGCCCGGTTTCTGTGTACAAGTTTGGCGGTAATCCGGTGTTAGAACCCATGTTTTACGGGGATGGTCGGGCAGATTTGGTGGGGTGGAGCGGGTCCAGCCAGATTGTACCGTATAAGGGCCGGTTGGTGACTTGTTTGCACCGCCGGATGGGCGAGAAGAATGGCAAGAAGCCGATTTATTACGCGCACCGGCTGGTGGAGTATGATGCGGATACTTGGGATGTGACGCGGGTGTCCCCCATTTTCTTGTTTGAGGCGGAGCAGATAGAGTTCAATTCGGGGTTGGTAATTACCCCGGAAAATGTGTTATTTAGTTACGGGGTCATGGATGCGGCGGCGGTTGTGTTGCGGTTGCCGATTGGGGCCTTGGACATGATTTTTGAGGGGCGGATTGGATGAAATCCCCAGCCTGGACGCGGAAAGCCGGAAAGAACCCCTCGGGTGGTTTGAATGAGGCCGGGCGCCGGTCTTATGAGGCGGCAAACCCTGGTTCCAATTTGAAACCCCCGGTGAAATCTGGCGACAATCCCCGCCGGGCGAGTTTCCTGGCGCGCATGGGTAATGCGCCGGGGCCGGAGCGGGAAGCGAAGGGTGAACCCACGCCCCTGCTGAAATCGTTGCAGGCGTGGGGTGCTTCCAGTAAGGCGGACGCCAAGGCGAAGGCAAAGGCTATTTCGGCCCGTAACAAGGAGAAATCCAAATGAGTTTCCAACTTCGTGACGATAATGGCCATGTGATCCCGCAGATTTTCGATATCGGGGCTACTCAGGTTTTTACCGTCACCACTTCGAGCGTTCAAAGCACGGCTTTTGGTGCTGAAACGCGGTTTGTTCGTGTGGCTGTGAGTAGTGGCCATTGCCATGTGCAAATCGGGTCGAATCCGACGGCTTCGATTACGACTAGTGTGATGATTCCTAATAATTGGGCAGAAGTGTTTGCTTGCAATCCCGGCGACAAGATTGCGGTAATTAAGGACGTTGCTGTCACTCTTTCTACGATGGCGGTCACGGAGTTGGTGTGATGCAATGCCCGAAGGCGACTTATGATCTTGAAGAAAATGTGGAGTACCGTGATCGGGCGTTCAAGGATTTCGGTTATGGTCCTGCTAACCCGAATGAAGAAGATGATTTCTTCTGGAAACTCCGGGCGCAGGAATGGAATACGTCTGCCGATGAGGCTAAGACGATGCGGTGTGGTAATTGCGCCGCGTTCATCCAGACCCCGGAAATGATGGCGTGTATTGTTAAGGGCATCCAGGGAGAAGAGAGCAACGATGAGACGTATGCGCCCGAAGTGTCTGAAGCGGCGAATTTGGGTTATTGCGAATTGTTGGAGTTCAAGTGCGCGGCGTCGCGGACGTGTAGTGCGTGGTTAGTTGGCGGGCCGATTACCAAGGCAATGACGAAGCGCCAGCGTGAGGTTGTGTTGATGGCGAAGGTTATGCTTCCACGCGAGAGTGAGGAAGAAACCGAGGCCGAATCAGAAGATTGATTGGATAGACAATGGACCCCAAGATTTCCGATTTGGTCGAAACCATCACTGAGAGCATGACCGATATGGCGGTTGATGCGGGGATGGATGCTGACTTGCCGAATGAGATCGATATTCAGGCTATTGTCGCTTCGGAAATCGACGATGCGGTGGATTACATTGATAACACCATTTCTCCGTTGCGGGCGATGGCGACTGAGTACTACCGTGGGGCGCCATTTGGGAATGAGGAAGACGGGCGTTCTCAGGTTGTCAGCCGTGATGTGCGGGACACGGTTCAGGCGATCTTGCCGAGCCTGATGCGTGTGTTCTTTGGTAGCCAGAAGATTGTGGAGTTCGCCCCCAATGGCGCTGAGGATGTGGCGGTGGCGGAGCAAGCGACGGATTACATCAATTATGTGCTGACGCGGGACAATCCGGGCTTTGAGATTTTCTATTCCGCCTTCAAGGACGCCTTGGTGCGAAAGATGGGGATTATCAAGTTCTTTTGGGATTCCCAGGTTGAAGTGCAAACCGTTGATATGAGTGGCTTGGATGATACGGCGCTGGCGGTCCTTAACTCTGATCCTTCTTGTGATGTTCAGGTTATGGTGGCTTACGCTGGTGATGTCGATCCGCAAACTGGTCTGCCGGGGCCAGCCATGTATGATGTGCGTGTGGTGCGCCGGGAAGACAAAGGGCGGCTGCGTATTGCAGCGGTGCCTCCCGAAGAATTGCTTGTGAGCCGCGACGCTATCAGCCTGGATGATGCGTCTATTGTGGCCCATCGCCGTATTGCCACGGTGAGCGAGTTGGTGGCGATGGGTTATGATAAGGACGAAGTTGAGCCTTACGCCAATGAAGTTGACGAGTTGGAGGACAATGAGGAGCGGTTTATTCGTAATCCGCAGGCTACCATTGAACTCGCTAACCGTTCTGATATTGCGGCGAAGAAGGTTCTCTATGTTGAGTCCTATGTGCGGATCGACATGGATGGCGATGGCATTGCGGAACTGCGCCGCATTTGCACGGTTGGCCAGGGCTATGAGGTTATGCGAAATGAACCGGCGGACATGATTCCGTTCGCGGTGTTCTGCCCAGACCCGGAGCCTCATACGTTCTTCGGCTTGTCTGTTGCCGATCAGGTGATGGACATTCAGCTTATCAAGTCGAATATTCAGCGTAATATGCTGGACAGCCTGGCGCTTGCGATCCATCCGCGTGTTGGCGTGGTCGAGGGTCAGGTGAATGTTGATGATGTGCTGAATACGGAAGTGGGTGGTGTTATCCGTATGCGGGCGCCGGGGATGGTTCAGCCGTTCTCCATGCCTTTTGTAGGCCAGCAGGCGTTTCCGATGTTGGACTATATGGACAGCATGAGGGAAAGCCGCACGGGCATCACCAAGGCCGCGGCTGGCTTGGCGGCTGATAGTTTGCAGTCCTCTACCCGTGCGGCGGTGGCGGCTACTGTATCGGCTTCCCAGCAGCGTATTGAGTTGATTGCCCGTATCTTTGCGGAAAGCGGCATGAAGCGGCTGTTTACGGGCTTGTTGAAATTGGCGGTCCAGAACCAGCGCGCGGAGCGCATGGTGCGGTTGCGTGGGCAGTTTGTGCCGGTTGATCCCCGTAGCTGGGACGCCAATATGGATGTGATTATCAATATCGCGCTTGGTGGTGGGACTGAGCAGGAAAAGGTTTCGGTGCTGACCACCATTCTCGCCAAGCAGGAGCAGATTTTGCAGCAGGCGGGGATTGATAATCCGCTGGTCAGCTTGGCGCAGTATCGGAATACCCTGGCGCAGATATTGGCGCTTTCTGGCTTCAAGGACGCCACGCAGTTCTTTAGTGATCCGGCTCAGATGCCGCCAATGCCGCCGCAGCAGCCGAAGCCTTCGCCGGAAGAAATGCTGGCCCAGGCGCAGATGGCGGCGATCCAGGCTGACATTCAGAAGAAGGCGGCTGAATTGGAATTGCGCCGTGAGGAAATGGTCCGCAAGGACGACTTGCAGCGCGATCAGATGGAAGCCGATCTGATGGTGAAGATTGCGGAAATGCAGGCCCGTTATGGCGCGCAGATTGATGTGGCGCAGATCAGGGCTTCCATGGAGCGGGATCGTGAGGCGATGCGTCAAATGCAGATGATGCAGCGTCAACAGGTGCCGCAAGTGATGGGGGCCAATATGGCGCCGGGTTCTATGGCGGGTGGTCCTTATGGTTGATTTTGCCTCCCAGATTGCGGCGGGGAATGACGCTCTCCGACTGATGAATGATCCGACGCTGAAGGCGGCGGTGGAATTGGTCGAGAAGCAGTTGTTTGATGAATGGAAGGTCGCCAAATTTGAGGCTGACCAGAAGTATATCCACGCGACAATGCGTGGGATGCATGAGTTCTTGCGGGCGCTTCAAGCCGTTATTGATAGCGGAAAAGTGGCCGCAGCCATCGCCGAAAGGCGTTTTTGAGAGAGGATGAAGTTTGATGTCTGAATCGTCCGGCAACCCCGTACAAGGGATCGGCATCCACCAGGCACAAGATGCCATAGCCGATATTCTGGCCACCGATGACGGTGACACCCAGGGCGGTGAGGCGCAGCAGCCCGAAGCGCAAGCGGAGGGCACCGAAACGGAGGCAACAGAGGCGCAGGCTTCTGATGAAACCGTTGAGGAAACCGCTGAAAGTGAAGACGAAGCCCAAGACGAGGAGCAACCTCAGGAAAGGCTTCCCGAGTCGATCAAAGTAAAGGTCGCTGGCGAGGAAGTAGAGGTCACGCTTGACGAATTGGCGCGGGGTTATTCGCGGCAGGCGGACTATAGCCGGAAGACGCAGCAACTGGCGGAAGAACGCAAGGCGTTCCATGCGGAGGCTGAAGCCATCCGGCAAGAGCGGGCGCAGTATGCGACGCTTCTAGGGGCCTTACAGCAGCAGTTGCAGTCCACCGCACAGATCGAGCAGCAGCCTGATTGGGATCGTCTTTACGAAGAAGACCCGATCAACGCTACTCGATTGGAGCGGCAATGGCGAAAGGTTCAGGAAGACCGGTTCGCGAAAATGTCAGCGATAAAGGCTGAACAGGATCGTTTGAACCAGACTTTTGAGCAACAGACTGCCGAGCAGATGAAGGCCATTCTGGTTGGACAGGCGGCTCGCCTTCCAGAGGTTATTCCTGAATGGAAGGATGAGAAGGTTGCCACTGAGGGCAAGAAGCAGCTTCGTGATTGGCTG